TATTTAAAAAAACTACAAAGAGAGGGTAGAGCAACAAAAGTTGATTTATTTTATTCTGGTAGAATGTTAGGTGCTTTAACTCCATCTGGTAGAACTATAAGAAAAACTGGTACAAATAAAGTTTCAGTTAATTTTAGCAACTCACAAATGAGACAAAGAGCATTATTTAATCAAGTTCTAGGTAAAACAAAACGTGAATTTTTTGGATTTAATGATAGAACAGAAAAGATAATTGCAAAACAATTTAACAGATTTGTAGCAAAGGAATTTAGGAAAGCAAGAATATGAGTGTAAGAGAAAATATAGCATCTAATTTATTAACTGTAATATCAGCTATTAGTAGCCCAGATGTTAAAAAGGCTACAAGACAACCATTTATTTTAGATGAATTATCCGAACAACAATATCCAGCAGTAATAGTTCAAACATCAGAAGAAAATAGAGATGATTCAGAATTAGGATCAGGTGCTAAAAGAAGACATGGTACTATTGATTTTGTAATATTAGGTTTTGTTAAAGGTGCAGAAGCTAATATTGATACTAAAAGAAACGAGTTAATTACAGCTATTGAAACAGCAGTAGAATCTGATATTACCAGAAATGGTAATGCACTTGATACTGAAGTCGTACAAGTAGAAACTGACGAGGGTAGTTTATTTCCTGTTGGTGGAATAAGAATGACTATCAGGTGTATGTACGAATATGAATCAGGAACACCATAGGATAAATTATGTCAGAGAAAGTTATAAACAGAATAGAAAAGAAAATAGATCAAATAGAAAAGATGCACGATAAAGAATCTATACTTTGTGAGGAAGTAAAAGATTTATTGGCAGAATTAAGAGAAAATCAAGAATCTAATCAAGATTGGGAAGACGATATAGATGATGAAAATTTTGATGAAGATGAGATTGACGAGGACGAGGAATAATTGTAAAAAGCATTATGGCTAAAGATATTAAATTATTTAAAGATGGTAACGAGATCGTAATTAACGAACTACAGCTTGATAATTTTTTAAAACTTGGCTATAAGCAAGAAGATAATAAATCTAACAAACCTAAAAAGGAAAACAAAAAATGGCAACACATCACGGAAAAGAAGGAGTCGTAACTGCTGGTGGAACTGCAATTGGAGAATTGACAGGTTTCACATTAGAGACTACTGGAGATGTTGTAGAAGACACAGCTTTAACAGATGCGGCTAAATCGTTTGTTGCTGGTAGAACTTCATTCTCTGGTTCTTTAGAAATGCATTATGACGAAGCAGATGCACAACAAGAAACATTAACTGCTGGAAGTTCAATCTCATTTGTATTATTACCAGAGGGTAACGATTCAGGAGATCAAAGTTTCACAGGTTCAGGAATTGTAACTGGTATGTCTGTAAACAATGCTATGGACGCAATAGTTTCAAGAACTGTAACTTTTCAAGGAACAGGTACATTAACTAAAGGAACTGTAACATAATAATTTATGTCAGTTATAGATATTGCTAAGTCTCATTTTGAGAGTTTAGGTGTTCAATCTATTGAAGTTCCTGAATGGAAAGACGAGCATGGGAAGCCAACTATTATTTATTGGAATCCTATAAATTTATCTGAAAAAAATATCCTGTTTAAGAAATCAGATAACTTATCTGATGTTAGTATTCTTGCAGATATTCTGGTTATGAAGTCTCTTGATAAAGATGGAAAAAAAATATTTAAACCAGAAGATAAGATAGCCTTAATGTACAAAGTTGATTCAGATGTTTTATCAAGAATATCTACAGCTATGGTTTCAGCTATCAATCCTGAAGAAGTAAAAAAAAACTAAAATCTACACCTGAATTAAAAAATTTACTTATCGTTGCAGATAGATTAAAAATAACATTATCTGAACTTTTAAAAATGGAAGTTTGGGAATATAATCATTGGATTGGATTTATGTTGTTAGAACAAGAACAATATGAATCTGAAATGAGAAAAGCAAAGCATAGATAATGGCAAATTTAAAAATTAATATATTAGCACACGATAAAACAAAAGGTGCTTTACGATCAGTTAAAGGTGGACTTGCTTCAATTAAAAATGCTGTATTTAGTTTAAAAGGTGCTTTTGTTACTCTTGGTACTGGTGTTGCATTAAGATCAATAGGTAATGTTGCATCTAATTTTGAAGATTTAAGAGACTCATTAGCTTCAGTAACTGGTGGTGTAAGAAAAGGTGCAGAGGCATTTGATTTTATTACAGACTTTGCATTAAGATCACAATTTAGTGTAGAAAATTTAACAACATCATTTATCACATTAAAAGCATCAGGTATTGAACCAACAGAAAAACTATTAAGAGTTTTTACAGATACTGCGGCTGTTACAACAGATCAATTAGGTACATTAGATGCTTTAACAAGAGTATTCTCTCGTGGTGTTCAAGGTGGATTAGGTCTTGAAGAACTTAACCAAATTGCAGATCGTGGTGTACCTATATTTAAAATATTAGAAGAACAACTTGGTATTACTAGATTAGAAATATCTAAATTTGGTCAAACAACAGAGGGTGCAAGAAAAATATTAAATGCTTTAGAAAAAGGTTTAGGAACTGCATTTACTGGTGCTACTCAACAAAAATTAGATAACTTATCTACATCATCTTCTAACTTAGGTATTGCATTTAGAAATAGTTTAGATGTTATTGGCCAAGCTGGATTTAGTGGTGCATTAACAGAAATGAATAATACACTTGCTGAAACATTAACATTATTAGACCCAGTAATAAGAAAACTTGGAGTAGGATTAGGATTTGTAATTGAAAAACTAACAGGTGCTTTAAAATTCTTAAATGAACAAATACAAAAAGCATATGATATTTATTTTGAATTATTAGAAGTATTTGGTGCAAAACCTATTGAGATTACAATTAAGAAAATAAGCCCACCAAATATACATGAGGGAATGAAAATACCAGAAACTATATCTGGTTTACAAAAAGTGGCAGATGCACTTAGAGGAGAAATTAAAAAAAGAATAGAAGCATTAGGAAGTGAATTTGAAAAGATACACGAAACTGTTGCAAAAGGTATTGTAGGTGGTGTTCAACAAATGTCAAAAGGTATGGCAGAAACACTTGTTCTTGGTAAGAGTTTTGCAGAAACATTAAGAAAAATAGCACAGAATGTTTTAATAAATATTATTGCTAAACAAATAGAATACTTAGCATTATTAGGAATACAAAAAATATTAAATAGAGATTTGACTACAAAAGAAGCTGAAAAAGATAATTTAATTAGAAAACAAAACACTAATCTAAAAAGACAGATAGCCTTACAGATGACATTAAATGCTATTGGTGGTGGTAGTGGTGGTGGAAGTAGTAACCCTTTAAAATTCTTTGCTAGTGGTGGTTCAGTAAGAAAAGGACAACCAACTATAGTAGGAGAACAAGGTGCAGAATTATTTATACCTAATCAAACTGGTCAAATTACACAAGCCGCTAGAGGCACAAATGGTGGTGCTACTACAGTAAACTTTAATATCACAACTTTAGATGCTTCAGGATTTGATGATTTATTAATTAGAAACAGAGGCACAATAACACAAATCATTAATAATGCAGTTAATGAGAGAGGTAAAGGTAGCTTAATCTAATGTCAGGTGCTTTTCCAATATCTACTGCTAAGTTTGAAAGTTTAGGAATTAAATCTATCCAAAACACAATTATATCTAAATCACAATCTGGTAAGAAACTTGCAAGACAAATAGATGGTCAAAGATTTGCATTTACAGCTAAAATAATTACAGCAAAACGATCTGATGTTTATGGCGAGTTGATGGCATTTATAATTAAACAAAGATCAGGTAAAGAAAACTTTACGATTGTCCCACCAGAAGTAGAAGATGCTAGAGGAACTGCATCAGGTACTCCACATGGTACAGCTTCTGCTGGTGCTACATCAATTACATTAGGTGGTACTGGAACAGGAACTTTGAAGGCTGGAGATTTTATAAAGTTTGCAAATCACGATAAAATATACATGGTCGTTGCAGATCAATCAGATATTTCAACAGGTTCATTAACTATTGAGCCACCTTTAACAACAGCAGTTTCTTCATCAAACATCACTTATGATAATGTACCATTCACAGTACATCTTACAAATGACATTCAAGAGTTTGGAGTTGTAGGTGCAGATAATAGTGGAAATGCTTTGTATCAGTTTGAGTTTGATGTAGAAGAAGCCCTTTAATGAAAAAATACAAAATTACACATAAAATTTCTGCTGATTTTATTGCTGAAGCTATCGTAAACGAAGATGAGATTGATAGTAAAATTAATGATCTAAAAGAATATAATAAACCTAATGGCAAATTTGAATATACTATGTTAAAAGGAACAGAAACAGTAACCCAAACAACTTAC